ATCGTTTAATTATTAATATGCCACCAAGGCATACTAAATCTGAATTTGCTTCTTTCTTACTTCCTGCATGGATGATTGGTAAGAATCCAAAATTAAAAATTATCCAAACAACGCACACCACGGAACTTGCTGTCAGGTTCGGTAGAAAAGCAAAACATTTAATTGATAGTCAAGATTATAAAAAATTTTTTAAAACTACGTTGCGCGAAGATTCACAAGCCGCGGGCCGTTGGGAGACGGAACAAGGTGGTGAATACTTTGCAGCGGGTGTCGGATCGGCGATCACGGGCCGCGGAGCGGATTTACTTATCATCGATGATCCGCATTCTGAACAGGACGCAATGAATCCAGAAGCGTTGGAACGTGCTTATGAATGGTATACTTCTGGTCCTCGTCAGCGATTACAACCTGGCGGAAAAATTGTTGTGGTCATGACACGTTGGTCTTTAAAAGATCTTACCGGAGCGTTGATCGGGGCTCAAAAAGGAATTAAATCAGATCAGTGGGAAGTGATACAGTTTCCTGCAATATTACCAAATGAAAAACCAGTATGGCCAGAGTATTGGAAGTTATCTGAATTAGAATCTGTCAAAGCATCTTTATCTGTTCAGAAATGGAATGCACAATGGATGCAGAATCCAACATCAGAAGAAGGTTCAATCATTAAGCGTGAATGGTGGCGTAAGTGGGATAGGGATTACATTCCAACTTTAGAACATGTCATACAAAGTTATGATACTGCATTCTTAAAAAAAGAATCTGCGGACTATTCAGCCATTACAACATGGGGTGTATTCTTTCCAGATCAGGATTCAGGACCTAATTTAATATTATTAGATGCATTTAAAAAACGTGTAGAGTTTCCAGAATTAAGACGTGAAGCATTAAATCAATACTATTATTGGAGACCGGATTCAGTAGTGGTAGAATCAAAAGCATCAGGATTACCGCTAACTTATGAATTACGTAAGATGGGTATTCCTGTCATAAACTTTACACCAAGCAAAGGAAATGATAAGCATTCTCGAGTAAACGCCGTAGCACCACTTTTTGAAAGTGGACAGATATGGGCGCCTGAAACGGATTTTGCAGAAGAGGTTATTGAGGAATGTGCGTCATTTCCTTTTGGAGATCATGATGACCTCGTTGACTCAATGACACAAGCATTAATGAGGTTTAGACAAGGTGGTTTTATTGATCACCCTGAAGATTATAAAGATGAACCTGTGGTTCATCATGACAAGGAGTATTACTAATGGATAAAAAAGTTTTATACGCTCTAACTACAAAGATTTTTAACATACTTAAAAAAATGGGTATTAAACCTAAAATAGGTGTTACAACAGATATTCAAAGATTACCGGGAGCTAATTCATTTAATACAGATTTTAGTACATTGACACAAGCTCGTCCTGAATCTTTAAAAAAGTTAATTACTGTGGATGCAGATTTTTTAGCAAAGGCAAATCCTGATGAACTTCGACAATATTATAATAATCTAGAATATGTAAAAGCTACGTATCCAGATTTATTTCCAAAGCCACAAGTTGTAACAGAAGCAAAGACTGGACTTAAAACTTTAGTAGATGATCTTAATGAACAACTTAAAGGTAAGAAATCTATGGAAACTTTTGATGTTAAAACTGGAGAAGTAATTCCTGTTAAAGAACCAATCATGACAGCAGAAAGTAAATCAAGAAAACTTACCAAAGATGAAATTGCAGACTACGAAGAACAATTAGGAGATGCTGAAACTTGGTTGTCAGAAGGAACTGTTGAAGAAGCAGAAAAAGCTTTAAAGAAAAGTAAAGCAGAAGAAGCATATTATTACGGACAATATAAAGCTGGTAAATTAGATCCTGCTCCTGGTGAAAACAGTCAATCTAGAATGAGATTTTTAAGAAAAAAAGCTGAAGAGGCAGAAGCGACAGGAGATAGAAAATTAATTACTGCTGATGAAATGGATGAGCTATCAAATTTAGAATCAATATATTTAAAAAATGTTGATGAAGCATATGGAGTAGATACTGCGATTAAAAAACAATATAAAGATTTTACTTCAGAAGCTGAAATGATTAAACAAAAATATGGAAACATTATTGATGATAATCTTTTAAAACAAATTTTAATTGATGATAACCCACAACGAAAAGCAGAAGTACTTGCATCAATTGATGAAGCGTTAAAGATGGAAGAAAAAGGAATTCCTTTTGAAGAAATTATTAACATTATAAAAAATACTACAAGAACTAAACAAGCTAAAGGTGGTTTAATTAAAGGTATTACTCAAAAAAGTATGATAAGTGATTTAGATAGAACTTTAAAAAAAGGTTTAGGAACAATGTTTAAGAGGAAACGATAATGGCTTTTGGTCCTCAAGAAGTAAATAAAGTTTTAGAATTATACAAGCAAGGAATAATTCCTTCCGAAATTTCAAATCAATTAAATTTAAGTAGATCCAATGTTTCTAAAATAATAAAAAAATTGATACAAGCAAATGAAATAAAAGAAAGAATACAAGATACAAAAACGAATGAAAAATTAAAAAAAATTACATTTGAAATTAATAAAAGAAATGAACTTGGTGTTTTAACAAAACAAGAAGATATTGCTAAAGAGTTAGGAATATCGAGAGGTAATTTATCAAAATTTATATCAACTAAAAGAGTTCCAAATATTATTACAAGAGATGAAGCAGTTTTAAAATACGTAAAAAATGCGTTACAAGAAAATAAACCAATATTAAGTTTAACATTTGATAATATCGCAAAGTATTTAAATTCAGGATTACCTGATATAGAAAGTGCAGCGAGAATTTCTAGTGAGTACGTTTCTAAAATTGTAAAAAATGAATTTCCTGAATTGCATCAAGCAATATCAAAAGAAAAAGCTTTTATATCAAGAAATAAAAATATTCAACAGGTTCCTATTAATGAATTTTTAAAAAATAAAGATGTTATTAAGTTTCAAAAAATGAAACAATCAGAAAGTATTTATAATTCCACAGCTGAACTCCGTATTCTAAAAGGTAAATTAAATTTAGGACCAAGAGATTTTGCTATATCTCAAGCACAGGATAATTACGTAAAACAATTAAATGAAAATATTAGACAACAGGTTAATGAAATTGGTTATGATGAATTTGTAAGAAGAAATCCAACTCTTATTGAGTATGCGGGAAAAAGACTAGATTCTAAAACTGGACAGATTGTACAAAGAACTCCAGAACAATTACAAAAATATATTGATGAAGGATTTTTTTCAATAGATCATAAAAATAAAAAATCTGGTGAAAAATTTAACATTGAATTTCCAACTAATAAACAAATAGTTCCAAAAGGAGTTAATAGTGGATTCATAGTCAGTTCCCAAAAATATTTAAAAGATAATTTAGATAGTTATGGTAAAGATCCAGTTATATCTAAAAATATTGACAGTATTATTAATGAAGGAAAAAAATATAATTTTACTATTGGCACGGATCAAATTCCAAATTATCAAAAAAGTAATTTAGCTAAAATTTTTAAAGGTGTTAAAAATATTGGTGGATTACAATTTCCAACAGTTACTGAAAATGTTTTAACAGGTTTTGATGAACAACTTAAACCGTTTAATTTTGACACATCTAAAGTAACTAAAGTTTTAGATATTCCAACTGAAGAAAAATTTGTAGATATTAAAAAAGGAATGTTAGGAAGAACGCAAAGATTATCAAATTTTTTAAAAGCAGGAAAATATCCTTTATTAGGAGCAATAGCGCTTGGCTCTATAAACGCAACTCCAGCTAAAGCTATGACCAAAACAGAAGATGATAAGGAAAAACTTGCGGATGATCTTATGTATGATGATGTTAGAAAAGTTTTTGTAATAAAAAATAATCCTGAAGTTAAAGCTACTCAATCTGATATTTTATATTGGTTAGCAGATAATGAAATACTAGAAGATGTTAAACAAGTTGGAACACTGGCTAAAGATTTAGCAATTACAGCTGCAGCTGGAAGTGCTGCTTTTGCATTACCTGATTTAAAATCTACGATTCAAGAATCGCGTGCCGCTGGTCAATCTCCGTTAAGAACTGCAGGTAGTGCTTTAGCAAAAGGATTTTATAGATTAGGTAGTCCACTTGCTACAGCTGCATTTACAACACCACAAATATTAGACGAAGAAACGACTACAAAAGATATAGTAACTGACCCATTTAATTATTTAGGACTTGCAACGATGGAAACTTTTGGAAAGAAAGCTGGAACTATTGCAGCACCAGCTGCTGCAGAGGCAACGGGTTTAGGTTCATTTTTAAAGAATTATACTTCTTTTAAAAATGTTGGTGAAGCTGTTCCTGGTAGATTTAATACTTTATTAAGATTAGGTTTAAATCCAAGAACAATTGCAGGAGCATCTAGATTTTTAGGAATACCAGGACTTATTGCATCTACAGGATATACATTGTATGATTATCTAACTAACAAGGAATCTGAATAATGGATCGTAGAACTTTATTAAAATTATTAGCTGGAGTTGCTTCACTACCTGCATTGTCAAAATTAATTAAAGGAAAATCAGCTATCAAAGCAACAAAAGCTGTAGGAAAAGTATTACCTAAAGTTTCAGGTATGCCAGATTGGTTTCCATCATTGGTTGCTAAAATTGAAAAAGAAGGAAGACTAGCAACTGAAGGAACAGGACTTGGTGATAATTTAAAAATTAAAGAATTAGTTATACCTTCCAAAACTGGAAAAGGTGGAGATGAAATATTTACAAAAATTGAATATCCAGATGGAAAAATTGAAATACAAGCAAACATAGAAGGTGGTGCTTATGGTCAACCATTTGAAATATCTTATACCCCACCTAAAACTGACATAGATGTAACAACAGGTAAAGTAATAAAAGAACCAGGTGATTTTTCTATAATTGAACAAAGACCTAAACCAGATCCTAACGATCCAGGTAATTATGAATTTGATTATGAAATGGTTTCAAAAGACGAAGCATTAAGTGATCTTGAAAAAGTTGAAAAAATTACAACAGGAAAAATAAAAAATTTAACGGAAGCTGAAAAAAGAGCTTCACAAAGAAAAAATTATTTTGATAGCCCATATGATGATATATCTAATAGATATCCAGAACCCGATATTGACTATGACTATGCGGATGGTGGAATAGCTAGTTTTGCATATGGTGGATTGACAAAAACAGTTCCACCTGCTAGAGGTCCAGATTCACAAGGTGTTGAAACATTATTCAGAAGAAGGTATAGTTAATCATGGCTGATATAGATAAGGCATTGCCTAATTCAATGACGACTGTAGAAATTCCTGGTCAAACTGAAATAGAACAATCCATTCAAGAAGATTTACAACGAACACAAGATCCAACAGTTGAAATTATGCCAACTGAAGATGGTGGCGCAGAGATTTCTTTTGATCCGAGTATCGCTGCTCCAACTGGAGGTGAAGATCATTATGCAAACCTTGCAGAATTTTTAGATGAAGATATTTTAGTTGAAATTGGATCTGATCTTCAAGAAAAATATACAGACTATAAAACATCAAGACAAGATTGGGAGATGGCTTATACTCGTGGTTTAGATTTACTTGGATTTAAATACGAAGTTAGAACAGAACCATTTAGAGGAGCATCAGGTGTAACTCATCCAGTGTTAGCAGAAGCAGTCACACAATTTCAAGCTCAAGCTTATAAAGAATTATTACCAGCAGATGGACCTGTAAGAACTCAAATTTTAGGAAAAACAGATCGTAACAAAGAAGATCAAGCAATGCGAGTTAAAGAATTCATGAACTATCAAATTATGAATGTCATGAAAGAATACGAACCTGAATTTGATCAGATGTTATTTTATTTACCGCTATCGGGTTCAACATTTAAAAAAGTTTACTATGATGCAATGCTTGGAAGAGCTGTATCTAAATTTATTCCATCTGAAGATTTAATTGTTCCTTATTCAGCGACTTCATTAGAAGATGCAGATGCGGTCATACATGTAT